TCTTTTCCGAGAGTTTTTGCGAACGCCTCGACGTCTTTGCGTCTGCCTTTAACGTTGAATCTTCCAAATGTGCCCCGCCCAGGTCCGAGATGGCTCCCTGGCAAGCTCCCTGTGACATAATCCATAAGGAGTTTAACCGTAGACGCAAACATCATGACAAAACTCTCATCCATCTTGTTCTTTTTCAATTCGTCTAGATCAATTTCGATACTTACAATCTTATCTTCATTTAGAATATTCAAAACACGCACTCCCTTTATATTAAATAGTTTCAAATTAAAATAAAAGCCGAAAACTCAGTGCTGAGAATCGGCTTATCTTTTTTTAGAGGCTTTTTCCATGTCCTCTTTTTCTCTTTCAAATTGTTTTACGAGCCTATTCAGAAACCATCTTCTAATTTGAACTGGCAAAGCGTAGGCTTCGAAAAATGACCAAGCGCCATGGTACTTCAATAAGAAGATTTCTTCATAGACGTTTTCAATGTATTCATTGCTTAGGCCAAAAGAATTCCGCATTAAGCGGAACCTCCATTTCATCTTCCAAGGAACAAGAGGAACATTCAAACCCCTGCTTCAAGCTGACGTTGGGAACAGCTTTCGAGTATATATTCCTGATGTGTTTAGAATCTCTCGCTGGGAGATGATTTACTAGAGATTCTATTGTTGCTGAATCGGTTCTGCCACTAACAGATACAATGATGGTTTTCAACATATCCGTCAATGACGAATCCACCCTGTCTTTACCTTTCTTGCTGATAGCCAGCCTTGTTAGGTAGCTTTCCGCTTTTCCGGTTAACATTCGAAGTTCCACATCAACATTCAATGTTGGAAGCGTCAGCAAAAGAGTTCCCTTTTCGGTTGTCTTTATGTCTGCGTCTTCGGCTAGGGCGCCCTCTGACAAGGTTTGTTCGCCCAAATCAAACGAAAATTTGTTAACTGTCATACAATTTGGACATGTCACCTGGGTGGTGTATTCCTCGCCATATCCCGTTATTCTTGCTGCAATAAGTATTGCGTTTCTATCGCCAACGTAAAGATCATTAACATTAATGTTGCGATCCTTTATTACGCTCTGCAGAAACCTATCAATAGCGACACCCTTCTTGAGAAGAGCCTTGGAGGCTAAGATGTCCTCCTCTTTCGCGGTCATGTGTTTGATTTCTATCTGTTCCACCTTATGAAGCGGGTGGTCGGGTGGATAAAAAGCTCCACGGGTTGGTAAATCAACAAACTCAGAAGGGGTTTCGAAAATGAGAGGACCGTCTGGTCCTCCGAATCCTGGAGATGGGGCGGGGTCGCTGCTCGTCGCCTTACTCCGCTGACCTAAACGGTCTTTATTTCTAGACAATATTCACCTCTCTATTTGTGTATTGTTTTTTTGTTTTAATCAAGAGTGCCCGGCTTAAAGAAAGCTTTTCCATCGGCATCGCCGCCGCCTGGAGTCTTGAGTCCAGTATGAGAAGCGTTTTCGGTCTCAAGCACAGCCCAGTCGTAGCGAATCGAGATAGTGACCTCGGTTAATTCATCCGAAGTGTAATCTAGGTCGCCATAAGTAACTTTTGTTATCCATGCGTTCCAGAGCGTCCATTTTTCCATAACATCACCAACAGAATCAATCTGCTCAATGATACACCCATTAAGCGCCTGTACAGCAGCCTGCTTTGATATGGTCGTTGTATCATTGACGTCTTTAGGAGGAGTATACCCGGCTGAACGTAGAATCGCAGCGGTATTGGCAGCAGCGTCAGGTGAAACTGGATCAACCAAAGTCACATCAACCGATGACCATTCAGTGCTTCCTGGATAGTAAAACGTGTGATTCAGAAACTTATGGGAAGCCTCTTTAATCTCGATTGAAGGTTTAGTAACCTTCTTTGCGTACCAAGTCGCGCCGTTTTCCATGGATCCCAGTTGAACCAGGAACCTAAACGCTCTTTTTGGATCTTTATTTGTTGCGTCTGTCCAGAATGCCATTGTTTAAAAAACTCCTTTTGTTATTAGCCTTGTATCTCTAATTAGTAACCATATTTGTTTTAGTCATCAAAAGATGCGCCGGATCTCGTAATTACAAAGTCAACTGCGATAAACTCAATCGACCGTGCAGGCTTAAGGAAGATCTTAGCATACATAATATTCTGATCAACCAAGTCTGGCGTCGTTGTCGTTTCATCAAGAATGACCCTGAACTCAGTGAGTCCGAGATCTGACTGAATGGAATTCAAGAATGGGTTAACTTGATTCAAGAACCTGTTCCATGTTACCGAAACATTCTGATCAAACAAGAGCCCGGACGAAATCCTGGAAACCTCTTTCTTAATGTAGATCATAAGTCTTCTGACATTGATTCTATCCAATGCGGATCTGGTAACTTGAAGTGTCTTTTGACCGAAGACCACAATTCCTTCTGATGGGAATGATGCGATCGGGTTCACATTTGCAGTATACAGGGTGTCCCTCTCTTTCGAGGTCAACTTGTAAGTCACGCCAGTGACTGGAATTCCTGCGGACCCCTCTGTGAGACCTCCACGATTGAATCCTGCTGGTGCGAACCACAACTTCGATGCGGCTTCCGATCCTGCCATCACGCCAAGGGCGATGACTGAAGGGGGTGCCCAAAGAAGGCGCGAGTTAATCGTATCTCTAATCTGAACCCATGGATAATAAGTGCAGGCGTAAGAACTATTAAGACCTCTTGTTCGCAAGGTTGCGACAGTTGTATTCGGTACCGTGATCCGGTCCTTGAATGATTCTGTATTTTCCGTGAACGGAGTATATACATCGCTCAAGTCGATAACTGCTAGTGCGTCTGCTCTATCTTCGCAAACATCGATCATTTGCTGGGTCAATTTGGTGTTCGTTATTCCGGGAACCGCGAGGAGGTTAAACTCAACCGCTTCGGGGTCGGATACAGAATGCAATGCTTGCTGGATCGTGTTGACCGCATAATTATTAAATTCGGTATCGGGTGTGCCACCTGTGGTCATTGCGCTGTTTCTAAATGGCTCAATTTCTTTGATATTCAAGCCGTCAAAACCTCCGTATAATGGAGAAGTGAAATTATCATACCCAGCATCAAGGATGCTCTCGTATGTTCCTCCAACTGCAGTTGCGGAAGTTCCGGCTGCTCGCGAGCCAGATTGCCAGTAAGCATTGTTGCTACCAGTCACAAGATCGTCGAGGGATACTTTCCATGCGGGTGTAAGCGTTCCAACCATTCCTGCCGGGAATGCTCTCAATAGATCGCCCCAGCCTCTATCATAAGAAATACTTCCGTTGCTTGAAACTCGTGTCGCACTCTGTGCGCCGAAATAGGCGTCCTTGGTGTTTGCCAGCGCGCCATCAGAACCTGATATGCGAACTGTGACTTGTGGCCACTGAATTGAGGCGGTGTGGGAAACATAGACGCCCCCATCATACCCGTAAGTGGTAGAAGATCTTTCGTTTGCGCCGAGGGAAGAAGACACAATCATTGAGGTCTTGCTGTCGGCTACTGTTACTGCTGTGCCCGACTGCTCCATGGTGACAGTTGCTGGAATTTGAGGTCCAATAACTCCGAATGGCAAGAATACCGGATTTGTTTGTCCATTGTCAACATCTTCGGCGATATTAACGCGAATATACTTTGAGTTATTATTGTATTGTCCGTATTCTCTCAACCTTTGCTGAGTCTCGTCGTATTCAAGATATTTGTCTCCGATTACCAAACCGATATATTGTTCAGATGCGGGGTTCAAATTCAAATTGGTGAATCTCTCAACCCATCTGACAACATTGTCAGAATCAGTTGCTCGGCGCACAACAAGATCAAAACTTCCGTATTGATTGTCTAAACTCGTGCTCGCCTTAAGATTTTCAATTGATATCTTCAGGGTCGTCTGGGCATTTTCTCCTGCATCTCTTGCAATAATCTGAAACAAGTTTGTCATATTATTTGTGCTGTATGAAGAAGCATTGGTACTTACATCTTGTGAAAAGAACCACCCTGTCGTTGCAGAGGCATAATCTTCTCGCATATCCGATCGGACGGGATCTCCGCCAGGAACACCCAGTGCCACGATCATCGCAAAGCGATTGGTTGCATCAATGTTTCCATCATCCTGTTGCTTTAGAATGTTATCTTCAAAAGTCTCGCCGAGCCAGTAATATTGCTCTCCGTTCTTGAGACTAGAAGTGTCAACAACATCCGAGTTGACCAGTTGTGGATTTGTGTTAAAAACTTGTCGAATGAATTTTCTTGAGCTACTATTCAAATTAAACGCGGTCTTGTGAACAATCGTGTCTGAAGTTCCAGATTTAATCTGAGCAACAAATTCGCCGTTGCTGTCTGGTTCAAAAAGTCCGTAAGTTCCTGTCGTGGTGGTTGGTCCGAGTCCTGCGAGCGCGCCGGAAAGCTCGATCTGACCATCTTCCATGTACCAGATTGCAGCGACATATGCGTTTTGTGCAGTCGCAATCGGCGCTGTTCCGCTGGCTACTAAGACAAGGGCGTATGATCCTCCGTCTCCACCTGCGATGTCGCCAGTGGTTGCCCAGCCAGCTTGTCCTTTTTGGGAAGGATCATCATTGGTATCTGTGTTATTTGGATTTCCTTTTCCAAGCAAGCGAACCATCGTAACTGGTCCGACGCCTGCTCGCAAATATGCTTGAGCGGCGAACACTCCATAAGTGGGGCCTTGCCTGTTTCCTGTACGCCACACATCTCCACCTGCCTGTCCTCCAATGGGATTTCCAAACGTTTCCACAAATTCAGAAAACGACTGAACCGTTACCGGCTTAAGTGCAGGTCCAAACTGGGTCCGACCAATAACAAGTGGTCCAACTACGGGGTGGGTGTCGGGAAGTTGCGAGTTATCAACTTCGCTTAGAAAAACGCCCGGTGATACAAACTTAAATTTCTTAACTGACATTTAAAAGTTTCTCCTCAAGATTTAAATTATCATTACAATTCACTTTATCTAGTGATTTGT